AGGTTGATAGAGCAGCCTAAAAAGGATATAATAGCGACATGTCATCAACATATACTGATCTTGGAATAGAACTAATGGTTACAGGTGCCAATGATGGTACTTGGGGAACTAAAACAAATACAAATTTAGAAATTATTAATCAAATTCAAGGTTATGTAAATAAATCAATTGCAGGCGGTGCGCAAACTACAGCTTTGTTAATAGCTGACGGATCGACATCTTCTTCTGATGCAAGAAATTTAATTATAGAATTATCTGGAACAATTACAGGAAACCAAATTGTTACAGTGCCGGATAGTATAGAAAAATCTTATATTGTTTATAACAATACATCTGGAGCTTTTACTGTTGAATTTAAAACAGCAAGTGGAACTGGTCCCACGTTTTCAACTACAGATAAGGGAATTAAAATTCTTTACAGTAATGGAACAAATATTATTGATGTAAATGCTAATTTAGGCAATTTAGGTGCTATCAAAACAGGAGCAATAACTTCAGAAGCAATTACAGCCACAGGTAATATATTACCTGGTGCTAATGACACATATGATCTTGGAGCCTCTGGTAATGTTTGGCGGAATGTTTATACAGGAGATTTACATCTTAACAATGAGCACAAAACTGAAGGAAACATTGTAGATGGTTCAAAAGGGAGCTGGACTTTACAGGAAGGTTCTGACGATATATACTTAATCAATAACAAATCTAATGAAAAATTTAGGTTAAAGTTAGAAAAAATTTAAAGGAGATACTATGGGTATTATTTCAAACGGAAATACAATAATTGATAATGGCGCAATTGATGCAAATGAAGTCGACACTACTCAAATAAATAATGATGCTGTAACTGCTGATAAACTAGCGAACACTACGGTAAGTGCGGGATCTTATACAACTGCGGACATTACAGTTGATGCTCAAGGTAGAATCACTGCTGCATCAAGTGGAGCAGGTGGTGCTGCTCTTATGAATTTAATGATTGCACAACCCGGACCTGCTAGTGGAACTTATAGCGCTCCTTCAACTGTATCAAAATACTATGCTGTTGCTTTTGCAGGAGGAGGTGGTGGAGGCGGAAACCATCGAGGTTGGACTGGTGGAGGCGGAAATGGTGGTAATGGAGGTTTCGGTATGTTTAGAGGTTCTATTACTGCTAGCACAAACTACTCTTACTCTGTAGGTTCAGGCGGAGGCGGTGGCGGAGGTTCTGCAACAAATGGACCAGGCAGTGGCGGAAGTTCAGGAGGTGCTACAAACGTTACAAACTTATTTACAGCCAACGGAGGAGGCGGTGGCGGAGGTCAACAAAGAGGTACTGCGGGAACTCCTGGTGCCAATGGGAGTGCACCTGGTGCCTATTCAAACAATGTATCAACAAATATATTTTATCAAAACACAAGATCTTCAGGAGGACCTGGTGGAGCGCCATCTACTAACGTAACAAATCCAGGTACACCAGGCGGACCAGGTGGTTTGATGTTCTATGTTGATGAACAATCGTAAGGATAAACTTTATGGCATATTTTATATTTAATAATGAAAATAATTTAGTTAAAATAGCATTAAATGATGCTGATAAAAATAGTTTAAATTTAAATTTAACAGATCATAATGTTGAAGAAGTTTCTCAAAACGATTATAATAGTTTTGTTTTTCAAGAATCAACAGTTGGATATGACGGGACTACGGTCACTTTATCTCCTATAGATTATAGTGTTCCACCTGATTCTCTTTTTCCAGACAAAACCACTCAAGTATTTATGGATGGTGATGATTTAAAAGTGTACCTAGATTCTTGTGTATTACCAGCTGCAAAAGAATTTCTCGAAGTTATATCAGATAATTCTATGTATGACTCTGTAAAAAATTATTATGAATATTTACAAAATTTAGATTATTCAACAATTACATATCCAATAAATTATTCTTGGGAAAAATATTGTAATGACAATGGTATAAGTTTTTTTCATCCTTTACAAATACCTTAAGTAGTCTATTAATGAGGTATGATAAGTAAAAAAATTACTTTTTCTGCTACTGCAAGTTATTTAGAACAAAAAGATAATTACCCTGAACCTTGTAAATTAAACATACCTAAATGGTATAAAGAGATAGAACACAGTCCTGAATTTCTTACTGTAAAAGGTTGTATGCCTTTTTTAGATACTTTAACATCTGGCTATTTGTTAAAAATTCCTGTCGATTTGTATCTTGAACACAATCAATATACAAAAGAAGGTCGGTATACAACAATGGACTCTAATGTTAGAGATATAAATATACCATTAAATATTAATAGATCAAAAACTGAAGCAATTCATCCGCCCGAACAATTAGGAAAATGTCCTTTTAATCAAAAAAATCAAAACTTACCTTTTCAAAAAATTATTAATCCTTGGGTTATAAAAACACCTCCTGGGTATTCTTGTTTATTTTTACCTCCAATGAATAACTCTGATGATAGGTTTTCAATTATACCAGGCATCGTAGACACAGATACTTTTGAATCAGAAGTAAATTTTCCAATTATAATTAACGGAGACAAATACCCTACGTTGACTACTGTAATAAAAAAAGGTACACCTTACGTACAAGTAATTCCTTTCAAAAGAGATTCTTGGAAAATGGAAATAAAAAATAATGAAAATTACAATGAAAGATTATTTTTTGAATCATTTACATTAATACACACTTACAAAACAAGATGGTGGAATAAAAAATCATGGAAATAGAAGAACTTAATTTAAGTAGCTATATAAAAATCTATGATAATTTTTTGCCTGAAAATATACACAATAATTATTTAAAATATGTAAATAGTTTAAAGGATTTTGAACCCGGAGAATTAAGCGGTGATTCTCAAACAGAAGGTAAAACTGATAAAAAAATACGAGATGTTCTTGTATTCGAGTGCGTAAATTCTGATGAAGAAAAAAGTTTTACAAACCTTCACTGGACTAATTTCATTTTAGCTGCATTAACAAATAAGATTGAAAATTATTTTAATAATTTTAATGAATACAATAAGTTGACAATTAACACATTAAATATTCTTAAATACAATGAAGGCGGACATTATAAATTACATTCAGATAACTGTCATAAATTTCCAAGATCTTTAAGTTTTATATTTTTAATAAACGATGGCTATGAAGGTGGTGAATTACTTTTTGCATCACCCATTAACAAAAATGAACTTAAAATTGAAACTAAAAAAAACAGATTAATTATTTGGCCAAGTAATTTTTTATATCCACACGCTGTTACTCCAGTAACTAAGGGTGTAAGATACTCAATAGTTGCGTGGGCTTCATGATAGATAATTTTAAATATAAAATAGTAGAAAATATTCTAACAAAAGATGAAGTAAAACTTTTAAAAAACTGGTGCGAGATTAAACATAGAATTAATCTAAATAGTTTTGATCTTGCTCAAAGCAATAATGCAGATAGTTTTTTTTATGGAGACCCTATCACGGATGCTTTACTTTTGAAAATTACACCGTTGATTGAAAAAAATATTAATGAAGAATTATTACCATCTTATTCTTTTACAAGGATCTATACTAAATTTGGAGATTTAAAAAAACATAAAGATAGACCTTCGTGTGAACTTTCGGCCACAATTCATATTGGAGGTGATGGAATGGAATGGCCTATTTTTATGGAAAACAAAGAAATAACTTTAAAACCTGGCGATGGTGTCATATATTCAGGAACTAGTGTAGAACATTGGAGAGAAGAATATCTTGGTGATTGGTACGCTCAAATATTTTTACATTGGGTTTTAAAAAACGGTAGCTATAAAGATTTTTATAAAGACAAAAGACGACATTTTGGAACTAAAAAATAATATGAAATTTTATCAAAAAAATGATGGATCATGCGATATAATTTTCTCTGAGCAAGAATTAAAAATAATTAATGAACATAAAAAATTAAAGTTGACAGCGGAAACTTTAAATCATTTTGGAAATGTGCTTGTGTCTATGGTAGCTAGATTTAAATTGTTGTTTAATGATGATTTAGCAAATACAGAAACTCAAGAAACTCAAAAAATAGAGGGTGTAAGTCCAGAAGAAAAAAATGATACAAATACAGAATAATTATCTTAATCATAATATATTAAACGAAATTTTAAAAACAATTGATGATAAGAATTTTACTTGGCAAGTAGACAGTTGGCCTACATTGAATCTTCAACATTTTTTAGTAAAAGAAAAAGGTAAAGAAATAAGCACCTACCTTAACAAAGTTATTGGAAAAATATTAATTATTTTAAAAGCTGATGTTGTATTAGAAGCATCTGTTACAATCTACACTAATAGAAAAGAGTTAAACGAATTTGATCCAATATCTCCCTACTTAAAAAACAAAAATTATAAAACTTTTTTGTTATTTTTAAATTCAAGCGATGGATATACAAAAATTAATGGTTTAGAAAAAATAAAAACTAAGCAAAACACAGCAATATTTATGGAAAAGCCATTAGCTTATGTAAACACTAATACAACAGATGAGAATTGTAGAGGGGTTCTATCTATTCACTACACGTAAAATTGTGTTATAATGTGATATGCCTTTAACAAACATACAAATAGCACCAGGATTTAATAAACAAGTCACAGAGACCGGAGCAGAAGGTCAATGGACTGATGGAGATTTTGTAAGATTTAGATACGGTTCTCCTGAAAAAATTGGTGGTTGGGAACAAATTACATCAGACACTTTACATGGAGCTGTGAGAAAACAACTAGTGTGGGCTGATTTAGATGGAAGAAGATATGCAGCTTTAGGAACTAATAAAACTTTGATTATTTATTATGAAGGTGCCTTTTATGACATCACTCCACTAGATACAGCTTTAACAGGATGCACTTTTGACACAACAGACACCTCAGCAACTGTTACTGTTAATAAATCGGGACATGGTTTAGAAGTTGCTGATTTATTTACCTTCACCTCAGTGACTCCTCCAAGTGGTGCAGGATATGTAGCATCAGATTTTGAAACTAACACTTTTGAAGTAATTACATCTTCAGTTAATAGCTTTACAATTACAATGGCTAGTGCTGCATCAGCAACTACCTCAACAAGTGGCGCAGCTACAGTTAATCCGTATATTAAACCAGGGCCACTAAATGCTACAGCAGGTTATGGTTGGGGAACAGGCACATGGGGAAGAGGAACATGGGGATCTCCAGCAACAACTAGTAATTTAATCATTGATCCTGCTTCATGGTCAATAGATAATTTTGGTCAAGTCATGATTGCTACAATTAAAAACGGAAAAACTTTTTCTTGGAACCCTATAAATGCAGACCCAAATGCTTTAACAACAAGAGCAACAATTGTAAGTGGAGCACCAACAAGATCTATAATGTCTATTGTGTCAGATAGAGATAGACATTTAATATTGCTTGGAACAGAAACAACTGTTGGAGATGAAAGTACGCAAGATAAAATGTTCATTAGATTTTCTGATCAAGAAAACTTATCTGATTATGCACCTACCTCAGTAAATACTGCGGGCACATTTAGATTAGATAGTGGTACAAAAATTGTTGGAGCAGCAAAAGGTAAAGATTATGTTTTAATTTTAACAGATACCTCAGCATATGTAATGCAATTTGTAGGACCACCTTTTACTTTTTCAATAAGGCAAGTTGGAAGTAACTGTGGATTGATTGGGCAACACGCTCTACATTATGTAAATGGAAGAGTTTGGTGGATGGGTCAAGCAGGAGGTTTTTTTGTGTTTGATGGAACAGTTAAATCAGTTCCATGCTTAGTTGAAGATTTTGTATTTACTAGTACAGGAAGTAATCTTGGAATTAATTATAGTGCAGGAGAACAAGTATATGCAGGTCTTAATCATTTATATGAAGAAATAAATTGGTTTTATCCAAAGAGTAATTCTGAACTAGTTGATAGAGTAGTATCATACAATTACACAGAGAACGCTTGGACAACAGGTTCTTTAGCAAGAACATCTTTTCACGATGCAACCTTATATGATAATCCTTACGCAACAGAGTTTGATAATACAGCAGTTTCAACATTTCCAATTATTCAAGGAGTTACAAATACCAATGGCGCTTCTACTTATTATGCTCATGAGGTGGGTGTAGATCAAGTTGATAGTTTAGGTAACAAAACAGCAATACCTGCATTTATACAATCAGGGGATTTTGATTTAAGTATTGGTGGTGATGGAGAGTTTTTTATGAGTATGAGAAGATTTATTCCTGATTTTAAAAGACTTGTAGGTAATGCACAAATTACAATTAATTTAAGAAATTATCCAACAAGCACAGCAGCGAGTTCACCTTTAGGGCCATTTACAATAACAAGCTCTACTGATAAAGTAGACACACGTGCCAGATCAAGATTTGCTAGTGTGAAAGTAGCTAACCTTTCAACAGATCAAAGTTGGAGATATGGTACTTTTAGAGCTGACGTACAACCTGATGGAATGAGAGGATAATGGATCCAATAACACAAAGAATTTTAGACCAACAAAGAGCCATAACACAGGACCCTAACTTTAGTGGCTATCAACCATCAGCTCCTGCAGATGGTATTGCGGCTTTTAATTCAACTCCTGTAAACCAAGATATTATGTTTCAAGATACCCTTATTCAAGATATGCCACCTATAGATGTTAAACAAATGGCAACAAATGTTGGTAAAAAATTAGTTACAGATTATGCTGTTAGAAAATTAGGACTTGATGGATTAAAAGGCAATGTATTGAAATCAGTAATTGGAGGAAATACAATTGGTTTTTCTAATCCTCTTACAGCAGCTTTTACAGTAGGTTCATTATTACCAGACTCAGCAAAAGGACTTGCCGGTATCTTAAGAAACAATAGAGCACAAAAAGCTATTGAAAGAGATATTATCAGAGACATGCAAGGAAAAATAACCACAAGTAATCCACGTATTACAAACATGCAACCTACCAATCAAGATAGAGGTAGAAATGATAGACCAGGAGGAGCAAACAACACAACATCAAGTAGTCCATCTAGAGGGACAGGTGGTTTTGATTCTTCGGAGCGAGGAGCAGCATTACATGGCTAGAGTAGATATATTAATACCGGAACCAACTCCTGAATATACAGAAGAAAACCAAAGACAAGTAACTCAGTCTTTACGAACGATGCAAGATAAGTTAAATACATCTTATCAACAAGAATTAAAAAACGAGGCTGATACTTTTAATTATTTTATGCAATGACAATTAGATATAAAAGCGATACATTTGATTTAACTACAACCAATGTTACCACTATTTTAACTTGTCCTAGTGATGCGACTATTATTGTAAAAGCCTTACAAGCAAGTCATCAAGATGCATCGAATGTAGATGTTGATGCTTTTTTACAAAAATCTGGTGGATCAAACGTAGAAATAAGTCATGTTCAATTAAATAAAAGTTTTACTAATTTAGTTAGCTCAAGCTTAAACATGGAAGCTAATGATGTTTTAAAAGTGCAAGCAGATACTGCTGATGAAATTACAGGATGTGTCAGTTATGCTTTAATAGATAGATCGCAAGAGAATGGCTAGGAAATTTAAGGATTTTGTTGAAAGAGATAAACCTAAAAAAAGAGGCAGCCGTCAACATAAAAAAAATTTAAACAAAAACGAAAAAAGACAAAAACGAACTCGAAGATATAAGGGCCAAGGAAAGGCTTAATTTAATTTATGGCAGTTGCAATTAGTTTATTACCTCAATTTGCAGAAAATATTAAAAATAATAAAATTACTCACGTTAAAAATTTTTGTAAATTTGATAATCAATATGATTTTAATTTTTTAATTGATTACATTGAAAGCATGGATCCAAAAATAAGAAATACTAACAAGGGTGATTTTTTTGAAATAAATTATCAAGTTTTTTTAGAAAGTAAATTTAAAGATTTTGAATTTTGTTTAAATTTTTTAAGACAAATATTTAAATATTCATGGGATCAAAATGATAGAAATGATATTTTTTTTAGTTTTAAGAGTGGAGCTGGCGATACTCATACAGATGATGAAGATGTTTTTATAATAGGCCTGAATGGTAAAACTATTTATAAAGTTTTTGGCACCACTACAGAATATTTTGAAATTAATAATGGAGATATGATATTTATACCCAAGGGTATTCCACATAAAGTTATTAGTCTTTCATCTAGAATCATATTATCTACTGGTTTTTATGGAAACCGAAGTAATTGACTTATCTTAAATAATATAATAAAAAAAAGTATGAGCGATCTAATAAAAATACCCGCAGAAGCAAAAGAAATTATTAAACATAAAAGATCTGGAAAAGTATATGCTAGTAAAGCTGATTTTGATGCTGATGTTGCTGATCCCAACACTGATACTTCTGTGGATGATTTTAGACAAGACCTCGAAATAAAGGTGACAAAAGTTTCTATGGGTGCTAAAACAAAAGAATAATGCAACCCCGAGGAGCCAC